GGAGGGTTATGGGGATTCAGAGTGGCTAGCTCCTCCGACGACACGAAAATGGTTAAAAGGTGTCGCCTTTATCTACTTTTGGTTGACCAGTAGCATACCGGCCGATTGCACTCACCGAAGCACGAGCGTGAGTTCGTGACCGCTTGCGCGGGGTTACTTTGTTGTCGGCCCTTTAAACTGAACACACGGAAACTAAACCGTAGTCAACTAGAAGGACCAAGTCGACGAACGGTGAGTACATTACTCCACCGAGCGCCAACTGAGCAACCAAACCTTCGAACTCATCAATCATAGTGTCTGTAGCACCATAAGAAATGTATCTAGAGTAAAATTGCTCTCGCGAAGGAAATAAACGAACTGATGAAGTGACGTCGCTAATCAAATCATCAGGATGGAGGGTGAGAAGTAGAGGGGTGTGTCGCGAATCAACAAGATCAAAATACGGGCACAGAGCTTTAACTAGAGGCTCATAATACACACGCTTAAAATCGCCGTAGGTCAACAACGTCTGGTACCAAAGAAAGACATTAACTCTAACCCCGTTGAGAAGAGGGGGTTGATAGAGTTTGACTGTCACATCTTGTTTGGAACGCCCGGAATATCGGAGCATGCGGCCCAAATTTGGTAACACCCAAAGGGAACCATCGCCATGCCGAACAGGAGAATACTTCAAAAATTGCATGCGGGAGAATTGCGCACGCAAATCAAAATGCTCAAAACTGAGCAAAAAACCACAACGATAAGCAGCATAAGTGACAAGCGATAATTTCGGATCAAACCCGGAATTTAAAAATCGACTGAGCATCCATGCTACCATCAACATTGCCGTATTGTTGGCAATAGTAGTGGCCCCTATACCACTAGGCAAATATCCGTACTGAGAACGGAAAGTAACCCTGGTCCCTCTATCACGGGAGAAAAGATAATTCTCTGCAAAAATCATCTGGAGAAGAAATTCTGAGTGACCAAAAGGCATGCACAGTAAATTCGAGAATACAGACCAAGTCCAACCCGAATGACTACCGTCATTAGCTCGGATGTCCGTGTTGTACATGACGTACCCACACAAACTTTTATCCCAAATGCCAATAATACTGTCATCGCTATAATTCTTTATGACAATGTCATACGAATACTCATCCCATGCACAGCACACGGCCTCTATGCCTTCCGGTGAAGGACAACTACAGAACTCAATAGAAACCCGACCACCATAAACAACGAGGCGATTGGAAGTATGAGCCTTCCAGGCGTTACTAATGTGCACATTCGGCAACGAATTAGCAGTTTGCGCGTCAACAACACATCGAGGAGCTTTATTCTGCTTAGCAATCTCCATCTGCTTAAGCTTCCAAACGAGGTAAGATTTAAAAACAAGTTTTCCAATCTCACCATTCGACATAATGTCATCAAATGAATCAATACGCAACTGCTGTTTGATGTGCTTCTCCCAAATCAAATACGAAGATGCCTCTTGCACGTCAGTGTAATACTCAAATGGGCCATAACACAAAAGCGTAGCACGAACGAAATCAACCGTGAGATATGACGCGAAATATGACTGATTGGCTAAAAGCAAAATGTCAAAATTCTCTAGGGGGAATCCATATTCTGCGGCCGCAGCAACTTCCAAAGCCTCAGGTTGACGCCTTTTGAAATGGCGCTCAACAATCCGTGAGATATTGTGGTTATTCACTCCATAAACCATCCCAGAATTTGCGAAGGCGTACCCATAAACAGAAATATAACGGTGAGAGTAATTGAGACGCTGATAAAGGCGTGACTCTTCGTCTGGAGGGAATGTGATCTTCCCGTCTTTGACAAACTTTTTCCCCTTCACAAAAGTATACCTCCTATTATACTCCCAATCCATAGAATTCGGACACTCCATAGGCAAGATTCGCGTGAAACCCTCATCATAAACCCCGCTCAAGCGACATTCATAAGTCGACCTGATAGTGTAGTTATCCCCCTGCTTCAACAACCCCTCTTGGAAAGCCACACCAGAACACATGAGACGAGACGCCTTTATCACCCCCATAAAAGTGTCGACTCCACCGACCGACCCTTTACCACGCATGTCAAATGCCGTCCCAAAAGACGATTTTCCAGTCTTCACCACGCCAATCTTACGAGGCATCGACAACGCGAAACGTCCAACTGACATTGCCTCGCGCGCCACAACATGACATATAGTGTTGCAGGTGATAGTGTTATACGAATGGGAGATATGACCATGAATGTCATGCTCTACAACCAGAGCACTACTCAAGTAATCAGGGTTGAGAGATTTGACCTTCTCCTTGTACCTAGGGATGCACCATGTCCAGAAATCCTGATTAGACAAACTGCCAATGGATGACGCCTCCCTCATAAGCAAGTCACTAAGATCCTTCCATATTAGAACTCGCATACTCGATGTGTAAACACCGTCGAGCACAGCCACACGAGTCTTAGGACGACGCACCTTCTTATTCTGCGCGAAATTGAGGGTCAAGACCCTCCACAAGAAAGTCGGCCTGGTTTCATACATGAGATCAACTTTCAGAGTGTGTTGCGCACCATAAACATCCTCAGGTAAAGCATATGAAACAGGAAGACGAATTAATGACTGAAAATAATCCTCAATCTCCTGAAACAAAGAGTAACAATCTGGAGAGACTGAAGACATATTCATCAAAATATCATCGACAAAGGCTGTATCAACATACACACCAGTAGAGTTACTACACAAAAACTCTTTCGGCAACACACGCACGGTCTCTAAAGGAATAGGAACGTCTCTCTTAACATCCTTGAAATTGTCAGGGTAAGCAAGAGACAAATTCATGATCTTCAACAACCGGCGGGAAAGACTGTTCGTGTTGTCGCTAGGGCTAAACGGGATAGAGGGGTCGCGAACAAGAGGGTGATCGACCAAAGGGGCTACTTGCAATGACGGCGGTTGGACTTCGACCGGCGGGCAACCAAGATGCATGGGATTAACGATAACGAGACTCTCGATTTGCTCGAGAGTTGGGGGAGTAGTCGGGTGCAAATCAACCATCTCCACATCACCCGGAGGTGCTTCAACAAGCGACCTTTCCGAAGACAAGATAACCTTGAGGTGTTCGCGAATAACGACTTCAGGTTTCCCCCCATTTGCGACCATCAACGCCTTGGCACGCACCAAGGGGATGTTCTCCACTCGCCCCGGTGGAACACCCCGCCAATACGAACTTCGACCATCAAGAACCCTAAGATTCCAATCCACATCACCAGGTTCTTGAGTAGCATCAAAACGACAATCAAGGAGACGTATAGCAGAATTGAACCTCCCGCCAACCTTTTGACGAAATTGCGGGAGCATGTGGAAGTAAGAAACATCACCGTCAGACAAACCGGAGAACTTCACTATCGGCTCAAAATGTGCTGGAAAAGTGGCGACATGCCATGACTCCTGCCCGATGCCGATAGTCCCCGTATGATTCCAACCTTCTGAAACACCAGAACTGGGGATGAACTCACCCCATAGCTCCAGTCTGGCATCAAAACTTGCAAGCATCTCCACCACCCCGAGGTAATCCTTCCCCGTCAACCCGATCTCGTACTCACTATCCTGCGCATGATCAGGAAAAAATTGGGCTTGGAGCTCAAAGGGACTCTTAAAGACATCCCGTGAAGTGAGAAATGCACTAATGGATATGAGAAAACACATATTAAGAGCATCACGCCGCCCCCCATTACGCCTAACGGATCCATCATTCTTAAGAACCCCGATCCCAGTGGCCACAAACTTACGAACCCCATCATCGAGAACAACATTAACAGACGGGGGTGGAATAACAACTATCCCAGGCATTGGATCAGGATCGACCCGACACTCCACACCTGATCGCGTGAAAATAGTAGACTGACTTAACAACTCACGGAAACCTGAATCCCAAACTTCGTCAACAACTTGAATCCCTCGAGTAACATTACTCGGTGCTTCCGCATTTATAGGTTCAAGTTGCACATGTGGTTCGTTCCGCAGAGAATCACCATACACAGTCTTCATTTCTATTCCATCCCCCGGATCGTCAATAATAACGTCAGGTAACTCATCGTACGCACGTACACCTGACTCGTTAAGCACCAACGCTCCACCCCTAAGATGAATATGAGGCGAACGGCAATTAGGGGTAACACAGTCAGACGTCCCGAATTTGACAAGATTCGAGGGCTTCTTTTTCCCTTCCTTAGGAGGCCCGTCTTTAGCTTTGACCTCTTTGGCACCACTCCGCTTCCTCTGGCGCTCGAGAAAAGCCTTATGCGCCTTGGAAACATGGCTATGATTAACCATGTGTGAATGAGGCTGATCACAAAGGCACCCAATTTTGTCCAACAGAGACAAATGCAACATGACGTCACCATGCCGAGAGACCGAGTTGGCGATATACTCCACTTCTTGATCCAGGTCGTCCGTGTTCGTACAAGACCCATTATTGCCGTTCAAGTCCGACGCCACCTCGTGATCCGCACAAGGAGTCAAAGACAGAGACCCAGACATTAATAGACCTACAGAGTCTACAACGCAAGGAATCTCATCCTCAACCTGTGGCCACGACGCCCACAATTCACCCCATTCCTCAAGGCCCTCTACCCCAACCTCTGGAATGTATTCATCACGCCTTAGAAGGGGCGGCGAGATGTCATCATCGTCCGGGAGATAACCATCCCCCGAAACAATGGTATCGGAAAGCGATCGCCCATTCGCAATCCAAAATCCACACGGTCCTGATTCTACAGAAGAACCCGGCCCCTCTTCATAGGGGCTACCGTACACACCAACATAATCACCTGGTCCTGGTTGATCGTCGCAAAAAAGCGAACCAAAGAACCCGGCCCTACCATTCAAAGGAGGGCTACCAGGAGTTATCACCCCAATTTTTCCTTTTTCACGCCGACTTGCGTGTTTGGCACCACTACGCGTACCTAGTTCGGGACCCAACCCGATGATCGACTCTTGACTTCTGCAATCAACACTGGATTGCGGACGAGTCGAAAGAGTCACAAAGTCAGGTGTAAGATCACTACACTCAACACTAAAAGCTCGATCATACGCCACTATCTTAGGTTCCCAACGGCCGAACTGCCGGGAAACGATCTTAGTGAACGCTTTACTGTCAAGCTTCGGTGCCCTCTGACCACCGCGCTTTGCCTTAGCACGATCCTTCTTATACGAGTAGAGCGACTCTCCACACGCATTCTTAGGATTTCGTTGTGATTTTAGTTTAACCTGTGGAGGCTTCGCGACCAACAAGTCCGAAGGGGTCTCCGTATCATAACTTAAAACCACATCTAGCAACTTACTATTATTCCTCGGTCCTCGCGGGGAGACCAAGGTGGAACTTTCCAAAGGTTCCGATGCAGTTCGCAACGCTGCACCACCCTCCCGTCTTCTCCGGGATGTTTGCTCCGTCACCATATCCATGGTCCGGAGTGTTGGTTGTTGACTTGGGTTAAGATCAACGGTATTCCGCGCTAGCAAAATACCCCCCCTGTTCGTCTCTTCCGAACTGTCACGGGTCTTGAACCCGGTAGGAATCGATAGTATGGGGGCTTCTCGCCCACCATTAGCCGTTGCCATCTTCGCACTACTTATCTCCAGCAGCCTCTCAGGTCAGAGGTCTGATACAATACTACTTAATGTCCTTGTGAGGACTATGCTTCCACTCTATTTGTTTACACGCGTTACGCAAGATATTTTTCGGGAGACGACCTCCCCTATCCGGACTTAGACGTCTTGCGATATGATACCACCCCTAAAGGTGGGAGTGCAGAATTTTCATTGCATAAAGTATTCTTCCTGGACTATTCGATGAATCGAATTGGGGACTTCCTTGACATCCCCGGGTTTTAACGCCAACCCATAGTGAAAATAGACATCGCAGGGATATCCGCATTTGACTGTGTATTACCAAACTTTTCGCAGTAAGGGGCCTAATTATTCCCAAAATCAGCAGTGTATGACCACTACCTCACAAACCACGCTGGCTTTTTCTCTTTACCAACTACATTTCTGTTTTTCCGACGGCCCAAGGATTCTGACGGTTGGATTCCCGAAATTCCTACATTAACGATCGGTGCTGGGCCAGTAACTCCACACAATCCCGCAGACCGGCTCAGTTTCCAGAGAACAAAAGGAAGTACTCTACAATGAGACAGAAAATCAATGTAGAAGTTAGTAAGCACAGGTCCCCGGTGCTCGTACGGCTTTGAGGATTGTCTGATACTGCTATTCTAAAACACCGAAACCATTCCCCATTCTTTTCCACTCCTCCCACGCTCCTTCCACTGCGAAGGCGTATAATAATTTAAATAGACGACACCCGAAGGGAGGACTAACACTCACGGAAAGTCCAGACTTACATCGCTCCAACGGGAATCCAAATCAATAATATGTATAAATAACAGCCACGACTGGAGGGTGAAAACACCCAGACAAAAGCCACTCAATCAGGCCCTAACTACAGTATGTAATATATATAATGCAAGGAAAAGAAATGCAAAAATACAAACAAAATAACATATGAACAATATAAACAAAATAACATATGAACAGAACAACTAATAATAAACAACACGAACGAACTATCAAGGCGAGCCACACCAAGACAAAACATCCACGCATACAAATGTTGCACAAAAAGGCGTTACAAATAAAATGAGGAGAACACCATAAATCCTCAAGTATAAAGCAAATAAAACACTTAAACCTGCGATGGGTGCACGGTCAATGACACCACCTCCTAATGAGGCCGCTGCACCTAACCCCCGTTCAGAATAAATTCCAAACGGGGGAAGTATCCAAATACAACTAGAGATACTAAGCTCTAGAGGTTTAACCAATCCGACTAAACGAGGGGTTTTAAGCCAACATAGACAGCAATGCTTTCTCAGCAAGCGGAACAACAATCGGCGCCGCCTTCTTGGCTGCATAAGCCAATCCCTCATACATCAAAGACCAAGTACTGGCCTCCGGTTTTGAGGTCTTACGCTGCTGTATCCCATTCGCAGCCTCCAACACCATACCAGCACCCTGGTTGTCACTATCTGTGGGCGTATAAGAAGCTGAGGCCAAATTCCCCACGTACTCCGCGTGGACCACATACTCAACGTGGAAATCTTGACCAGCCTGTCCTGTAACGACAATTATCATTGTAGGAATACCCAACTCGTACGTCACGCCTGAAGGGTTCGTGAATGTAAGAGAACCGACTCCCGCAATAGTGGTAGACAATTCCGCCTGACCATCAGAGTACGGGTAAATCAACCCAGTACGAGTGGCCAAGTTAGACGTGCCAGCAGCACCATCAAAATTCATTTCTCTGGAATTACTAGCGAAGTCGGTCACGGAACACCGATCACGAGTGAAATTACACACAGTCGTCAACGGGTTTGACGATAAGGAAGCAATTGTCATCGCATTAACCGAGCCGGAGACCAAACTAACATTCTTATGAGATGGATCCCTGTAAAGGTATGCCATACCAGACTGATTCAACGCGGTACCAGTATACTGAATAGAGATCCCCGCTGATGCCACCCTACAAGTGACATTCTCTGCTTCCTCAGAGGACCTGTTGGCCAGATCATCCGTCGTGTACGGAAGATTCGCGACGTTAACCGTACTAACACCAGTGGCTAACGCAAGACCAGTATTGTTCAAAATGGTCACAGTACTGCCTGTAAACGTTGCACCAGAAAGCACAACCTGAGCTGCATCACGCCCGCCACTCGGAGTGACACACACAAAAGCAAACCCCTGTGTGCCTATTTTGCTGTCAACCCTCACGAATCCAGTAACCTTGTGCGACGCTGTGGCCTGACCAGAAGGCACGCAAACTCCAGTGGACAGAGGAGAGAAAGGGTCACTAATAGCAAAAGCATACTTAGCACAACACTTACTCAACTTAACTGACGAACCAGAAGGAGCAGGCAACGTCCGAGCAATAACCGCAGGCCTGGTTTTCTTGACGACGTTAGACATCATACTAGAGACCAATGCCCGCATTCCTTCGTCAGATGACCTCCCAGATGCACGAACCGGATTTTGGGGAACACTACGCTTCTTCCCCTTGAAGTTGTTATTTTTCAAACTTTTCTTGTTCTTTTGTTGCTTATTAAAACTAGGTGTAAAATAAAGTGTAAATCAGGGTACCCTACAAAGTCCCTGCACTAGACAAGTTGCCACACTCTTTAGCCCATTATTCCTACTAGCGGTGACGTTCCTTACACTTGGCAGTGTGGTAAATCAGTCACAACCGACAGCTTGCTATCGCTGGGTGCTTTCATACACAACTCTCACGAGACGACTTGGAGGTCGTTTTTGGCTTCCGCCATTTTGTTGAAACACGTTCGCCCCTTTCAACAGATGAGGTGTAATTTTTAGACATCAACATGTCTGTCTTTTCTTGACGATTCCTCCTTCGTAAGTCTTTTTCAACCAGTTTACGTTCGAAGAGGTATTCAGCTTCCGCTTACAGCCATCGCTTGGCTCTGCATCCGGGCAACCAGACACAGGAG